ATCGGAAGCCAGCTAATTTTGATAATAATGTTCTCTATGCAGAACAGACATCTATCTACATGGAACAGGGTCAGGAATACATCATTTCGGCCAAAACGAACGGTAACTTTACAGCCCATCACGATGGGAATAAGGAGTCTGATAATGTAGTTCTTTGGATTATGGACAAAAATGTCAGAAATTATCAAATTATATCGGACCTTAAGACAGGTAGAATAGGATCGAAATTCGTTTGGAATAGACCGTCAGGTATCTACCATCTACGAGTCAATACTTACCACAGAGTAGCTACCAAGAGCGTATGGGATGTGAAGATTGAGAAAGGTAATGTTGCGACTGATTGGAGTCCAGCACCCGAAGATACTGACGGTCTTATCAGTGAAGCTAAGGCCACTTTTGAGCGAACGGCTCAGGGGTTGCGAACTGACTTATCAGCTATTCAGGAATATGTCAATAAAGACGGTCAGCGGCAGGAAGCTTTACAGCGTTACACTCGTGAGGAGAGTGCACGACAAGCGACGGCTGTCCGTGAGTTAGTCGCAAGAGAATACGTTGGGAAATCAACCTATCAGGAAGATGTGAGAGGAATTGAACGAAGATTCGATGCTATCACGAATCCACAAAATGGCTCGATTGCTACTCAGATTGCCAAATACAAAACAGCAGTAGATGGACGATTTGCGGATATCACCTCATTGATTGCTGGTAAGGCTAATCAGACGGACTTCCAGAGAGTCAGAGAGACAAGCCAGCTCTATGAGCGAATTCTGGGGAATACTAACAATAGTATCGCAGACAATGTCGCTCGGATGGCTATGACTAATCAATTGTTTCAGGTTGAGGTATCTAAGAATGAAGGTTTGAAGACAGTCCAAAGACAGCTTGCTGGTTCATGGTCCGTCCAGAATATCAACAGCGCAGGTGATTTGATTTCAGGTCTCAATCTTGGAGCCAATGGGCACAATCGCCTTTCTGGAAAGTTGACTCACATTACTGGCGAGACCTTGATTGAAAGAGCTGTCATCAAGTCTGCTATGGTTGATAAGCTGAAGACAGCCAATTTTGAAGCTGGTTCAGTGACCACAGTCGTTTTAGATGCTGAAGCGGTCACAGCTGAAAAATTGAAAGTTGACCAGGCTTTCTTTAATAAGTTTGTCGCAAACGAAGCTTACTTGAGTCAACTGTTTGCTAAACAAGCCTTCATTAATCGCGTTCAGAGTGTAGCGATTGATGCAAGTCAGGTTCGTTCAGGTATTCTGAGCGGTGATAGGATTTACGGTGGGACCATTAGAGGGGCCAGCATCTATGGTGGTATTTTAACAGGGCATACCCAAATTCAACTAGGTTCTTACGGTTCGTTTGACGCGGTCAATGGTGGTCTACAGATTAACGTTCCGCGAGATTATAATTCCAAAGATGGATTGGGCGTTCAGTTCATCGGGTCTTATGGTCGTGGGGAAAATGTCCCTTACGGGCTTTTTCTCTACAGAGATTCGGATTTCACAATTGGAAATACTGCAACAGATACAGATGAGTTCCTTATGACTGTACAGGGTTACATCAATGCAAAGGGAATCGGTTGGCTCAAGACAGGGAAAGGAAGTGTTAACGGTAAAACAACAGGTACTATTGGACTATGGAACTCTGACAATGTATCTTTGAGCTTCGGTGGTTCAGGGAATGACATCTACTATAGTTACAATAGTACAGCATATAGCCTGTGGTCAGTTGTCAATCAACACTTCTCAGACAGACGTCTGAAAGAAAATATCGTTGACTGCAAGCACAAGGCTCTTGATTGTATCCATCGATTTCAATTTAAGGAATATGATTGGAAAAAACAAGAGGATAGGCCGCAACAAGCACACACAAAGATTGGTTTAATTGCTCAAGAGGTTCAAGCAGTGGACCCTACTCTTGTTTATGAAAACGGAGACACGCTGAACCTTGATAACCTCAGATTGACCAATATCGCACTCAAAGCTATTCAGGAGCTCGCTCTTGAAAATCAAAAACTTACACATAGATTGGAAAACTTAGAAAATGAATACAGAACAGCTTAACCGCGCACTTCGGATGACAATCAATGACTTATCCGATACATCAAACGGTACAATGATTGCAAATAATATCTTGAGCATTCAGCTGGAAGAACAATTGGCTGAAAATCAAAGACTTAAAGCACGAGTGGATGAGCTGGAAGCTCTGCTTGATGAAGAAACTAAACCAGCAGAAGGAGAATAGACATGACAATCAATGGTTATAATCTATCAACAAGACCTTACTTAAGAAATTCTGGATCGAATGTTGAGACGGTGGTAGAAATTCAATTGTCAGAAGGAAATCGCTACAGCACTAACTCACGGTCATTTCCTGGTGACCGTACAAACGAGCCAGAAGACGTTTTGATTCAAGCGGTGCTGGATGTTCTCAAATCCGAATTGGACCCAAGCTCTGCGATTGTGCAAGCGCAGAATAAGCTTGAACAAGCTGAGCAACAGATTGCACACAATAAGAGCGAACAGGATCGACTTTCTGCGCTTGTCAAACAGACTGAAGAGAATTCGAAGGTGAATCAGAAGGTCATTCATGTTCTTGTCTTGAACTCTGTCATGAGCAAGAATATCGAGTATGGCACGACTTATAAAGAGCTGGTTGAGCTGATTCCTCTGGCTGAAGTAGGTAAGACTTACCTACCACATGACCTGATTACCATTGAAGACCCTGAACACGTAGAGGTCAACGGTGAAGGCAAGCGCATCCTTGTGCAGCTTAACAAGGAATTCACATACAACGGCGAGCCTGTCAGCGCATTTGTGACAAATGGTAATTTGGAACAAAACGGAACTGGTGTCGCTTGGAAATTTGAAGGCAAAGAGTAGGAGAAATAGATGAAATTTGAATTGTTTAACTTTTTTAGAAGTTTGATCCAAACAGAAGATGGTTTGGTATTGTATGCGCTAGGCTTAATCGTGATCCTAGAGATCGTAGATTTTGCATCGGGTACGTTTGCAGCAATTGCAAATCCAGAAATTGAATACAAGAGTAAGATTGGCATTAACGGCCTGATTCGAAAGATTCTAGGGGTCCTCTTGTTGATGGTATTGATTCCTATGTCTGTCTTGCTACCTGAAAAAACAGGGTTTGCATTTCTATACTCGATTTACCTGGGATATTTGCTTTTTACTTTCCAATCACTCATCGAAAATTACCGCAAATTAAAAGGAAACGTTACTCTTTTTCAGCCAATCCTGAAAGCATTTCAACGCTTGTTTGAAAAAGACGAAGATAAAAATAAAGGAGAATAACACATGTCACAATTTAACGAAATCATTATTGCATTTGCTACAGGCTTTTTAGCAGTGGCAACAGGCAGTATCGTAAAAGCAGTAAAAGATTATCTTTTACGAAAAGGCGGAGAAAAGACCATCAAAATCGTCGAAATCTTGGCTAAGAACGCAGTAACTGCCGTGGAGCAGATCGCTTCAGAGACTGGATACAAGGGAGAAGAGAAGCTGGAGCAAGCCCGCACGAAAATCCGTGCTGAGCTGACCAAATACAACATCAGCATGACTGACCGTGACCTTGACACATTCGTCGAGTCAGCGGTTAAGCAGATGAATGATGCATGGAAAGGAAAATAAACAAGTGAAAAAAAACGACTTATTCATCGACGTATCTAGCCACAATGGCTACGACATTTCAGGGATTTTGGAAGAAATGGGGACGACAAACACCATCATCAAGATTTCAGAAAGTACAAGCTATCTGAACCCTTGCCGACATGCTCAAGTTGAGCAGTCAAACCCTATCGGGTTCTACCACTTTGCGTGGTTCGGCGGAGACGTTAAAGAAGCCGAAAGAGAAGCAAGATTTTTCCTTGATAACGTTCCCAAAAAAGTTCAGTATCTTGTACTTGACTACGAAGACCACGCAAGCGATGACGTGCAAGCGAATACAGACGCGTGCCTACGTTTCATGCAAGTTCTTGCTGATGCTGGATACAAACCTATTTATTATAGCTATAAGCCGTTCACGCTCAATAACATTGACTATCAGCAGATTCTTGCTGAGTTCCCTAATTCTCTTTGGATTGCAGGTTATGGCTTGAATGATGGCGAAGCTAACTTTGAATATTTTCCAAGCTTGGACGGTATTCGCTGGTGGCAATACTCTTCAAATCCGTACGACAAGAACATTGTTTTACTAGATGATGAAGAAGCTAAGCCCAAATGGAAAAAGAATGATACTGGATGGTGGTATGAATTCCCGGATGGATCTTATCCAAAAGAAGAATGGGAAAAGATTGATGGTACCTGGTACTACTTCAACGAGAGAGGTTATTCAATAGCTTCTCGCTGGTTGAAGGATGATGGCAAGTGGTATTATCTCAAAGAAAATGGAGCAATGGCCACTGGTTGGGTGTTTGTGAATGGCAAATGGTACTATCTTGATGCTTCAGGAGCGATGGTCACTGGCTGGGTTCAATACAAGGATAAACTATACCATCTCAAAGAAGAAAATGGCGAAATGTCTTCAAAAGAACTTGTCAAAGTCGAAGGCGGCTGGTACTATGTCAACG